GAAGTCCTGCCTAATAACGTCCTGTCTTCCTTGTCTAGTGAGCTTGTTGCTCAGTTTGATACGGACGTAAATAGCCGCAAGGAATGGGTTGAGACATATATTAAGGGGCTGGAGTTGCTGGGCCTCAAGTACGAGGAGCGGTCTGAGCCTTGGGAAGGTGCATGCGGTGTGTTCCACCCGCTGCTAAATGAGGCTGCTATTAAGTTCCAGTCCGAAGCGATCATGGAGACTTTCCCGGCGTCCGGGCCAGTTAAAACCCAGATCGTAGGTAAAGTCACACGCGACAAAGAAGAGGCTGCGGCCCGTGTCCGTGATGAGATGAATTATCAGCTTACCGAGGCAATGGTCGAGTATCGACCGGAGCATGAGCGCCTGCTGTACACCTTGGGCCTTGCCGGATCGGCTTTTAAGAAAATCTACTTCGACCCCGCGCTTAACCGTCAAGTAGCGGTGTTTGTACCGGCTGAAGATGTGGTTGTGCCCTACGGGGCGTCAAACATTGAGAGCGCGGAGCGCGTTACGCATGTGATGCGTAAGACCAAGAATGAGCTTCGTAAGCTGCAAGTTGCGGGTTTTTATCGGGATATTGAGCTTGGTGAGCCGCAGAAGGTTCTCGATGATATTGAGAAACGTAAGGCTGAAGAGCAAGGGTATAGCGCCACCGAGGACGACCGGTACCGCGTCCTTGAGGTCCATGTAAATTTAGACCTTGAAGGCTATGAAGATAAGGATGAGGACGGCGAAGAAACCGGGATCGCGCTGCCTTATATCGTCACTATTGAGAAGGGCACCGGGGAGGTGCTAGCAGTACGCAGGAACTATCTTGAAGAAGATCCTCAGAAACTTAAGCGCCAGCACTTCGTCCACTACACATACATTCCGGGCTTTGGCTTTTATGGCCTTGGTCTTATTCATATCGTTGGCGGCTACGCTCGCGCTGGTACATCTATTCTTCGTCAGCTTGTCGATGCCGGGACTCTTTCCAATCTGCCCGGTGGTCTTAAATCTCGGGGTCTGCGTGTAAAGGGTGACGATACACCCATCGCTCCGGGCGAGTTCCGTGATGTGGACGTACCGAGTGGGTCTATTAAAGACAACATCCTGCCCCTGCCATATAAAGAACCAAGTCAGGTTCTGAGCGGCTTGCTGGGTATTATTGTTGAAGATGGCCGCAGACTGGCGTCAATTGCGGACCTTAAAGTCTCCGATATGTCGGCACAAGCGCCCGTCGGGACAACGATGGCAATCCTTGAGCGCATGCTCAAAGTCATGAGTGCCGTCCAAGCTCGCGTGCATTTCACGCTCAAACAGGAGTTCAAGCTCCTTAAGGGCATCGTGCGCGATTATGCCGACGAAAGTTATACATACGAGGTAGACGGCAAAAAGGGCCGCGCAGCTAAAAAGGAAGATTTCGAGCATGTTGAGATTATTCCTGTCAGCGATCCTAACGCCGCGACGATGGGGCAACGCATCGTTCAGTATCAGGCAGTGATGCAGTTGGCGCAAGCCTCGCCTCAGATTTACGACCTCCCCATGCTGCACCGCCAGATGCTTGAGGTTATTGGCATCAAGAACGCTAATAAGTTGATCCCGATGGAAGAGGATCAGACGCCCAAAGACCCAGTTAGCGAGAATATGTTCCTGCTGAAGGGTAAGCCGGCTAAGGCGTTTATGTATCAGGATCACGACGCGCACTTAGCGGTCCACGACTCGCTGGTCAAAGATCCATCTATTCAAGCCATGATGCAGCAAAATCCCGCAGCGCAACAAATTATGGCGGCGATCCAAGCTCACATGATGGACCACTTGGCGTTTAAGTATCGTAAGGATATTGAGCGTCAGCTTGGCGTTTCTCTGCCTCCGATGGAAGACCCCAGTCAGGAGACTGAAGAAGATCAGCGCATGACACCTGAGATGGAAGTTCAGGTTTCTCAACTTAGCGCCATGGCCGCACAGCAACTTCTCCAATCTCATATTGCACAGGCTCAGGCCCAGCAAGCAGCACAACAGGCGCAAGACCCGCTTATTCAGATGCAACAGCAGGAACTCCAACTTAAGGCGCAAGACAATCAGCGCAAGATGATGGAGAGCCAAGCCAAGATGCAGAACGAACAGGCCAAGCTCCAAATGGAGCAACAGCGTCTGATGCTGGAGAACAAAAAGATCGAATCCCAGTCGCGTCAGGCTAATGTCAAGAACGTCTTGGGGGCCTTCAAGACTAATAAACAACCCAATCCGGGCATGAACAAACCCAAACCGGGTAACCAGTAATGGAAGAAAAGATTCTCAAACACCTCCTCGCTCAGTTTAGTGAGGAGGTTGCTACTAACACCGCTGCTTTGCAGCAAGGTGCGCCTAAAACATTCGAAGAATATAAGTATCTGTGCGGGGTGATTCGGGGTCTAAATCTCGCGCAGTCCTATGTAAACGACCTCATGCGAAGACTGGAGCATTTTGATGACTGAAGAACAAACCGCAGCAACCCAACTACCCAAGCCCCAAGGGTACAAACTGCTGTGTGCGGTGCCGGAAGTAGAAGATAAGTTTGAATCGGGCATCCTTAAAGCGGACTCTTCGGTACGAATTGAAGAGCATAGTACGGTGGTTCTCTTCGTCATTAAGGCCGGTGAAATGGCTTATAAGGACGCCGACAAGTTTCCGACTGGAGCGTGGTGTAAGGAGGGGGATTTCGTTATTACCCGCGCCTATGCTGGCACCCGTCTGAAGATTCATGGTCGGGAGTTTCGGCTTATTAACGACGATATGGTCGAGGCCGTTGTTGAAGATCCCCGTGGCATTACACGCGCTGGTTAAGGAGACTTAGATGAGCGAGCAAGTCGAGTTTGAGTTTCCTGATGAGAAGGAAACTAAAGCTGCTGATACCGAAAAAGAGGTCAGCAATGAGGTAGAGATTGAGGTTGTAGACGATACCCCTGAGAAAGACCGGGGCCGTGAAGCGTCTGAACCGCCTACGGAAGTTACCGAGGATGAGCTTGAAAGCTATTCGGACAAGGTAAAGAAGCGTATTCAGCACCTGTCCAAGGGCTATCACGATGAGCGTCGGGCTAAAGAAGCCGCTGCTCGGGAGAAAGAAGAGGCTCTTCGGTTTGCCAAACAGATTTTTGAAGAGAATCAGAAGCTTCGAAACTTTGCAAACGCCTCTAATAAGGTAGCCGTTGCGTCTGAAAAGACCGCTGCGGAAGCTGAATTGGCCCAAGCTCGGGCTAAATTCAAGAAGGCGTATGAGGATGGTGATGCGGATATTCTTGCCGCCGCGCAAGAGGAAATGGCCGACGCCAAAATTAAAATCAATCAGGTTGAACGTAAAGCAGTAAATATTCCTTTACAAAGAAAAGAACCTGAATATAATGCACCTGTATCCCCCCAGCCCCAAGTCGATCACAAGGCTTTGGCGTGGCAACGTCAGAATTCTTGGTTTGGCTCGGATAAAGAAATGACCAGCTTTGCACTGGGGGTGCATGAGAAATTGGTCGATGAGGGCCTTGATACTACGTCGGACGAGTATTACGGAAAACTGAACCGGAGAATCCGGCAAGTGTTTCCCGAAGTATTCGAAGATGAAGTGGTTGAGGAAAAGCCCGTGAAAAAGGCTAAACCCGCAAACGTAGTGGCACCGGCAACGCGAAGCACAGCGCCTAAAAAGATCGTGTTAACGCAAACGCAGGTGGCATTTGCAAGACGGCTCGGAGTCCCGTTAGAAGACTACGCGAAAGAAGTTGCTAAACAAATGGGTAGAGATAATGGCTGAGAACCGCACTGAACGTAACCTCACTAACCGCGATGCTGAAACTCGCGAGCGCCGTGTTCGTCAGTGGCAACCCGCCGCCACCCTCCCCGATCCGGCTCCACAGCCGGGATATGTTTTCCGATGGGTTCGCACCGCTATTCTTGGACAACCTGACCCGACTAATATGTCTGGCAAGTTGCGGGAAGGATGGGAACCCGTGAAAGCGGAAGATCACCCCGAAATGATGCTCACTGCAACGCCTTCGGGAAATCTAGAAATCGGCGGTTTGATCCTGTGCAAAGCTCCCGAGGAGCTTATGGGTCAACGCGACGCGCATTACAACAAGCAGAACCGCGCACAGATGGAGTCGGTCAATAACACGCTTTTCCGTGAAAATGACCCGCGTATGCCTCTGTTTAAGGACCACAAGTCCGAGACTTCGCGCAGTGCTTTTGGTTCAGGTACATCTAAACTTTAATTTGGAGGCCATAAATGGCTAGCACTCCTTCTCCTTACGGGCTTCGTCCGGTCAATTTGATCGGCGGTCGTCCTAACCCCGGCGGTGCCATGCGGGAAATCCCCATGACCAGCAATACCGGCACGGCTATCTATACTGGCGACGTTATTCTGATCGGTGCTTCTTCCGCCGGTCAGCCGACCGCTGCCGCTGCCACCGTCACTACCTCCACGGGTGGTGTTATCGGTGTTTGCGTTGGTGTCAGCTATATCGACCCCAACCTTGGATACCAGATTCACGCCCAGTATCTGCCCGCTAACGCCTATAACAACAACTACAAGAACATCATTATTAAAGTTAATGATGATCCGCAGCAGTTGTATCAGATTCAAGCGGCTGGTTCGGTCGCTGCCACTACCCGTGGGTATCAGGCGGCTATTGAAAACTTTGGTGGAAGTGTTACGACGGGACTTTCGTCTGTTCGCGCTGTAGCCCCCGCTCGTACCGCTACGCTCGCTCTTCGCGTTGTGGACTTCGTTGATGCCGGTAGCAGCAATACCGACCTCATTGTTAAGTTCAATACGGGCGTTCATATGTACGATACGAACACCATTACTGTCGCCTAAAAGGATATAAATCATGGCTATCAGTCGTTCCCAACTACTCAAGGAACTGCTCCCCGGCCTGAACGCTCTGTTCGGCATGGAGTACAACCGCTACGGCGAAGAACACAAGGAAATCTACGAAGTCGAGAGTTCCGAGCGTTCCTTCGAAGAAGAAACCAAGCTGTCGGGCTTTGCCCCCGCCCCGGTGAAAACCGAGGGTTCGGCAATTGCTTATGACACCGCGCAAGAAGCATGGGTGGCTCGTTACACTCATGAAACTATTGCGATGGGTTTCGCTCTTACCGAAGAAGCTGTCGAAGACAACCTGTACGACTCGCTGTCGGCTCGTTACACCAAGGCTCTGGCCCGTGCGATGTCCTACACCAAGCAAGTCAAAGGCGCTTCGGTTATCAACAACGGCTTTAACGGCGCGTATCTTGGTGGTGATAACACCACGCTGTTCGGCTATAACTCGTCCAGCACGCGCGTTGGTCACCCGCTGGTTAGCGGCGGTGTTAACCACAACAGCCCTGCGACCAACGTCGATCTTAACGAAACCTCCCTTGAGGCGGCTGTTATTCAGATCGCTTCTTGGACCGATGAGCGTGGCATGCTGATTGCGGCTAAACCCCGCAAGCTGATTATTCCGCCGTCACTGATGTTTGTTGCTAAGCGTCTGCTGGAAACGGAACTGCGCGTTGGCACCACCGACAACGACATCAACGCTCTTAAGGCGATGGGTTCGATTCCGGAAGGCCACACGGTTAACCACTTCCTCGTTGACCCGAATGCTTGGTTCCTGCTGACTGACGTTCCTAACGGCATGAAGCACTTCGTTCGTACCCCCATGTCTACCGGCATGGACGGTGACTTTGATACCGGCAACGTCCGTTACAAAGCCCGCGAGCGTTATAGCTTCGGCTGGTCTGATCCCCTCGGCGTCTGGGGTTCGTCCGGTTCGAACTAAGATTCATCTTAGTAAAGAGAGGGGGCTTCGGCCCCTTTTCTTTTTGCTTTTTATATGTTAGCGTTCTTATATCCAAGATCACTTGCTCATCAACTGGCTTGGCAGACTCTCCCTTGAGATGATGAGCGCAAATAAGGGAACTTATTATGTCGATGGCAACTTTCTCCGGCCCCGTTCGCTCGGGCACCGTCCGCTTTGGTAACGTCGAATCGGGTCGCAATACTGGCCTGATGATGCTTTCCCAATCATATGATTCAGGTAACTTGGCCGGTACCGCCACGGGTAACTACGATGTTGCCGCTTTCGTGCTGCCCCAAGGCTCGCAGATCGTAAATATTCTGATCGACCAAGTGGTCGCCGCAACCACCGGCACCACGACTATTTCGGTTGGCACAACTTCGGGTGGCGCTCAGCTTTCCGCTGCTGTCGCTACTACCGCTGGTGGCCGATTCACTGGCACGGCTACGGCTGCGACCCAACTCGCGTGGCAAACGTCTACAACTGCTGATACGACTGTTTATATTCGCAATGTGGTCGGCACGGGTACTCTCGGCGCAGGACGTTTTATCGTTACCATGGTTTACGTTCAGCGTAATCCTGACGGTTCGCAAGCCCCTGCTTACAACCAAATCTGATTAGGGGGCTGAGATGCGCCCAGTTAGAGTTAGTTTGACCGGAGCATTGGGTAAAACCGCTCCGGTTATTTTGGATACTTACCGCGCTCCGTTTAGCGTTGGGATTAACGTGGCGCTTTCCGGGTCGGGGTCGCCTACTTGTACGTATACGGTTGAGTACACCTACGACGATGTGTTTGCCAGTACATACGATCCCGATGCGACTTCGGCTCAGTGGATTACTGCATCAGCTTTCTCGCCCAGTAAGTCTGCTAGTGCGGAAGGAACCCAAACGTCGCCCGTCATGGCGGTTCGCCTGAATGCTTCGGCGCTTTCGGCTACCGGTACTTTGACCATGACCGTAATCCAAGCCGGTATGCCGGGGGGTTGATGATGCCTATTGACACTACTGCACTTCGTAAGTTTCAAGACGTTTGGGGGCCGGTTCTTGAGGCTATCCCTGCTGTTCTTAACGCTGTTGCCCAACAAAACGATGTAGAGCGATTCCTCCAGACCAAGCGGGCTGAGATGGAAGAGGCGGATAAGAAGATCGCCAAAGCCTTTGAAGAAGCTGACAGGCGTCTGTCTTCGGTTAATTCCGAGATGGAGCAAGCCATGCAGCAAAAGGTAGAGGCTTTGGCTGATATTGAAGCCGCTAAGAAAGCTCAAGCTGCGGATCTTGCAAAAGCTAACGAGATTCAGCGTAAATCCGCTGATGATTGGAATGTGAAGATTGCGACCTTGCAGTCTCAGTTTTCAAACGTCGAAGCTGAACACGCTAAGAAGGTAGCCACTGCTGAAGCCGATTTTGCTGCGAAAGCCGCTGCACTCGAAGCCGATGTGAAGGAACTGGAAAAGCGTAAGGCCACTGCCGAGAAGGCTCTGGACGCGCTGCGTAGCAAGCTGGGATAAGTTGTGGCGACTACGCGCTCCAACCTCCAAGAAGGGCTGGATAGTGGTGAATACGAGTACACCCATGTGGTTGATACGGTCACTGCTTCCGGCCCTACTACTATCTACACCCCAGCAGCGGGTAAGCTGGTTCGACTGCGTTGGATCTACGCGATTAACGATCCGGGGTCTTCAGCTTCGCCTTTGATTAGGATATTCCTTGGGGCGCAAGAGTATTATCGGGTTTTCGCTCTAAGTAAAAGACAGGTCGTCAGTGGCCCCATAAATGGGGCGTTGATTATCAACTTGAGTGAAGCCGCAGAAGTGGCTGTAACAGCTATATTGGAAGAGGTTTAAGATGGCCGCTTATAATAAATTTAATGACTTTACCGAACAGCAGATTATCGGGACGCACGATTGGGATACCAATACGTTCAAGATCATGCTGGTTAACAGCCCCGCGCCTATCGCTACAAACACCGTCAAGGCGAACCTGACTGAGATCGCAGCAACTGGCACCTACCCCGCTGGCGGCAATCCGACGACGATCACTGTGACTGGGGATGATCCAAGCGCGGGATATACCACGGTCAAAGGTACTCAAGTGCAGTTCACCGCATCAGGCGGCAGCATCGGGCCTTTCCAGTACGCCGTGCTATACAACGACTCCGCCACCAACAAAAACTTGGTCGCTTGGTGGGACTACGGTAGCTCGATAACCTTGAACACTGGAGATTCTTTTACGGTCAAGTTTGACAACGCAACGCCGGGCAAAATCTTCACGCTGAATTAAGATATGGCTAATGAAGCGATTTATAAGTACGGCACTACAGTAACCCTTGCTAACGCCGATGGCGGGGCCACTTCAACGCTCCAGCTATCCGCCGCCGCTGCGATTACTTATTCTTCGACCAATACAGCGGACTACCCGGATGCGGTGTTTGTTCTGACGACCAACGGGTTCGGTGCCGCCCCTGTAGCGAGTACCACGATTGATCTGTTCATCCGTGCTTTAGATGTTGACGGAACGCTGGACGCGCCTGCGCCCGGAACAGGCGCTAGTACCGACGCCTACAGGACGCAGTATTTTGGTTCATTTATCCTTAAAGCCTCTTCGGGGGCGGACTCATATCGCCTCGTAGCGTATGACATCCCTCGGAACGGGGAAGTGTATTTGTACAACGGTACGGCCCAGACGCTAACCGCCAACTGGACGTTGAAGATGACCCCCCGGACTATTGGCCCCGCTTAATATGGAACTAACCAAACAACAATTCATCGACCGCTTCACGCATCCCGAGTTCATTGGCATCCTGAACGCGGGCAAGACTGATGTAGACGTTGAAGCATGGTTGTTTCGGTTCAACAATGCAGACAACCCCATCGAAACGACTGACCCCCGCACCATCCAAGGCGTCGAGTCATTTGTCGTCAAGCAACTCATTACGCAGCAACGTGCTGAAGAAATCCTTGGTACGACTATGCAGTGGAACGGTTGGCACTTGGGGCAGATGGTGACAATCCTGCCGCCGTTTACTACGGCGTACCCAGATCAGTACCCCATCCAAGCACTTGACCCCGTTGCGGGCGTAATCAC